ATTCATGTCAGCCGAACAAAAGAATCGTAACGGTAGAATATATCCTCGACCTGTAATGGAAAGCGCTGTTGGCAAATATGTTAATGAGCAAGTTTCTAAGGGTAGAGCAGTAGGTGAATTGAATCATCCTGAAGGTCCTACCGTTAATCTTGACAAAGTTTCTCACAAGATCGAATCACTGACATGGTCAGGTAATGATGTTGTGGGTAAGGCGACTATTTTGGAAACTCCTATGGGCATGATCGTTCGCGGTTTGCTCGATGGTGGTGTCAAGCTAGGCGTATCAACTCGTGGTATGGGAAGCCTCGAATCTCGAAATGGCGTAATGATGGTTAAAGGAGATTTTCTCCTGAACGCTGTCGATATTGTTCAAGACCCATCTGCACCTAGTGCTTTTGTTAATGGTGTTATGGAAGGTGTTGAATGGGTATGGAACAACGGTATTATCGAGCAACAGGTAATTGAAAAGATAGAGACTGAAATTAAGAAAGCTCCGCGGACTGATCTCTATGAGACACAGGTACGTGAGTTTAAGAATTTCCTCTCGTTGCTCAAATCTAAATAAAAGGAGTCAATTATGACTGAAGATCAAATGACTGATCAAGAGATTGACATCCATGATGACAACGATGTCGTGGAAGAAGCTCACGATCCTAAAAATGCTGAAGCACAGTCAGTAGCTGCTGCGGATAAAGCTGGTGAAGCAACCAAACGTGCACCTGCACGTAAAGGTGATAACACTAAGCAAGATCCAATGCCTCGCACAAAAGCAGGCATGATGTCAGCCGCTGTTGGTGCAATGCAAGGTATGTCAAAGGAAAAACTTTCAGGTGTATTGGGTACATTGATGGCCGGTACCGAGAGTCAATCTTTTGATGGTGAAGCAATTGCTGAATCTCCAGAACTTGATTATAAAGCAGATTTTAAGGATGACCTGAAAGCTCTGGTCTCTGAAGAAGCTACTTTATCTGAAGGGTTTAAGGAGAAGGCAGAAATCATCTTTGAAGCAGCTATTAATTCTAAGCTTGCTGAAGAGATTGATCGTCTCGAAGAGAAATACAACGAAGAATTGGCTGAAGAAATTGAATCTACTGAAGCTGAACTCGTTGAAAAAGTCGACAGCTATCTTAACTACGTAGTTGAGAACTGGATGGAAGAGAACAAACTTGCCGTTCAGTCTGGCCTGAGAACTGAAATCGCAGAAAAATTCATGAACAGTCTTCGTGATCTGTTTACTGAATCTTACATCGAGGTTCCAGAATCAAAGGTTGACCTGGTTGACGAACTGGCTGCAGAAATTGAAGAACTTGAAGAAGCTCATGATTTTGCAGTTGCTAAATCTCTTGAAATGGCAGAAGAGCTGGAAGTATTGATGCGTGATAAAATTATCCGTGAAGCTGCTGAAGGTCTTGCCCAAACTCAAGTAGAAAAACTGAAAGACTTGGTTGAAGATGTAGATTTTGAAGACGAAGAAACTTTTGCACAAAAAGTTGCTACCGTTAAAGAATCATACTTCACCAAAAAAGTAACTGAGTCTGCTGATATTGAAGAGGAAGATACTGGAGAAACTCCAGTGGTAACTTCTGACGCAATGTCTCAGTACCTCTCAGCAATCCAAAAAACTAATAAATAATTTGGGAGTCCAAAACAATGCAATCATACGATAGACTGATCGAAAAATGGGCACCGGTACTGAACGAAGAGTCAGCGGGCGCCATTAAAGATCATCACAGAAAAGCAGTTACTGCTGCAATTCTAGAAAACCAAGAGCGTGCTTTCGCTGAAGAAGCAATGATCACCGAAGCAGCTCCAACTAACTCTGTAGCAAGTGGCAATGTTGCTAACTGGAATCCAGTTCTTATTGCTCTTGTACGTCGCGCAATGCCAAATCTGATGGCCTATGACATGTGTGGTGTTCAGCCAATGTCTGGTCCAACAGGCTTGATCTTTGCAATGAAGTCACAGTATCAGACAACTAAAGCTGGTGTATCTGCTAACAGTGAAGCACTGTTTGATGAAGCAGCTGTCGGTTTCTCTGGTGATTCAGCAGTGACCGGTAACGGTACTGGACCATCAGGCCTTTCTGGCTTGACTGATGGCAATACTGACTCAAGCATCAACAATGAGCGTACAGGTCCATATGTTGGTGATCCATACACAACTCAAGAGGCAGAAGCTCTTGGTTCAGCTGGTACACAAGACTTTGCTGAAATGGGTTTCACTATCGAGAAAGCAACAGTCACTGCTAAGTCACGTGCACTGAAAGCTGAATACTCACTGGAACTGGCTCAGGACTTGAAAGCTATTCATGGCCTGGACGCAGAAACAGAATTGGCTAACATTCTCTCAACCGAGATCATGGCTGAAATCAACCGTGAAGTTATCCGTACTGTTAACTCACAAGCCAAAACTGGCGCTGGTACTTCCAACACTGCTATCAATGGTATCTTTGACCTGTCAACAGATGCAGATGGCCGTTGGTCAGTAGAGAAGTTCAAAGGTCTGATCGTACAGATCGAGCGTGAAGCAAACATCATTGCTAAACAAACCCGTCGTGGTAAAGGCAACTTCATCATCTGTTCTTCAGATGTTGCTTCTGCCCTTTCTGCTTCTGGTATGCTCGACTACTCACCTGCAATGTCAACAAACTTGAATGTTGATGACACAGGCAACACCTTTGCTGGTGTACTGAACGGTCGTACCCGTGTCTATATTGACCCATATGCAGTTGCTGATTATGTAACTGTTGGTTATAAAGGCACTAACCCATACGATGCTGGTCTGTTCTACTGCCCATACGTTCCATTAACAATGGTACGTGCGGTTGGTGAAGACACCTTCCAGCCAAAAATTGGCTTTAAGACCCGCTACGGTATGGTATCAAACCCATTCGTTGGTGCAGCACCTGCTGATGGTCTGGCTGCTGCTAAGAGCAACCAGTACTACCGTATCTTCCGCGTGGATAACATCCTCGCCTAATAAGAAGAAACTGAAATATAAACTGAGGCGGCTTCGGCCGCCTCTTTTTTTAGTGTAAAAAACTTATAAATAGATGTATGGCTACTTTAACTGAAAATTTTAATTATTTACAACCAACCAGTTTTAAACTGGTTATTGATAGACGGAACTATCCAAATTTAGAATTTTTCTGTCAAAGTATTACACATCCTGGAATGATTATAAATCCAGTTGAATTAGGAATTCCTAGACTTGCTGGTTTACCAATACCTGGTGAATCACTTACATTTAATGAATTATCTACAAATATTCTTTTGGATGAAAATTTAAATTCATATTCAGAAATGTATAATTGGATTTTAAGATTGATAAACACTAATATAGGCTCTGGTAGTAGAGGTAGTATTACTACAGATAAAAGTGCACCAACGTATGCAGATATTACCTTATCAATTCTTTCAAGCCACAATAATCAAACAAAACAAGTGAGATATATAGATTGTATACCTACAGCATTAGGTGACATTCAATTTGAGTCAACTGCAGATGGTCAAACATTTATTACATTTGCAGCAACGTTTAGATTTAACTACTTTAAGTTGGTATAAATGGCAGAAACAAAAGCAAGATTAATAGCAGGTAATTTCACTACCACAGGAACACCAGCTGACGTCACAGGATCTACCGGTGCCGGTGGAGGTGGCGGAGGAGTCGACTCTGCAGGTACTTTATCTCTTGTCGGCATCGATGGTATCTTCCGTGAGCATAATAGTCATGTCACATCGAATATCACTATCGACTCTGCATACAATGCAATTGCCGCTGGTCCGATTTTTATAGATAGTGGTTATACGATCACAATTAACGATAGCGCAACGTTGGTGATAGCATGAGTACGGTACACACAAATACAGTAGAGACATCATCTGGTGGTGCAGTTACACTGACTAATCAGAATGCGGCAAAGTATTTCATTCATTTCGGAATGGATGACTTTGTAATTGATCAGTCGTTGAATAGTGCATCAGTTACAGATGAAGGCGTTGGACATGCTAGATTAAACTTTACAAATAATATGAGTGCGCCAAGATATTCATTCAATAGCTATAATAATGCTTACACCGCAGATAATTCGTTTGGCACTACGCAGGGCGGCATTGGTGTTGATTATGATACATGCACAGTAAAATCTCCAACTAATGCTTTAGGATATAATACATATCATACAGCATCAATTGATGCAGTGGTTTGCAACGCACAAACATTCGGAGATCTCGCATGACCGCGGCAAGAATACAATCATCTGATGGCAAAATCCATATACCAAGTAATTCAGTTCCATATGCAAATTTTGGTTCATTGATGTCAGAGGCAGATAATTTTACAATAGCAAGTACTGCTTCAAATGGTGTTACTATTCCAATTTACAGACAGTTTTCAACTCCTAATAAAATGACAATTGACACTACCAATAATTATTGGACTCACGATGAAACTGGAATTTACATATTACATATGATGTATAGACAATTGGCGGGTGGAGATCTTTGGACAATGTATGGAGTAGCAAAGAACGGAACGACAGATATTGTTGGCGTTACTGCTAGAATGGGTTCTGAAAATGGTCACACTGAATCTTTTCACTTGCTTTATAAAGTAGACGATACGACAGCAAATTATAGAATACAAGGTTGGGTGCACAGTGGATCAAGAACGATTAGCGGTACTCCAGTAGGGTATCCTAGTGGTTGGACATATTCTTGGTCTGATGGTGCAGTGGGGACAACTCATGGTAAATCATTAGACTTGATTGTCTATAAAATTTCAGGATTGTAAAGATGGCATACGGTAAAATAGTAGCAGATCAGATTCAACACAGTTCAGAAGGTACTGTCGGTACGCAGTATGTTGTGCATGGTAGTGCGAAGGCATATCAACACCACGATCAAGATCTTACGACCATGCATAAAAGTTTTAATTTAAGTTCATCGACAGATAATGGGCCAGGAGATTTTACTGCTAATTTTACTTCATCTTGGCTAGATGCTAGATACATGTATTCATTTGGTACTGATGATAATGATTATAATGATGCTACAGCTTATACTATAAAAGGTTATATTTGGGCAACAGGTTCACATAGAACTAGAACATTGTTTACAAATAGTACAAACGAAAACTTTTTTGATCAAGATATGGCATGTATTATTTGGCATGGAGACCTCGCATAATGACCAGTAAAACTCGATTACTCGCAAATCTGATTACCAATACTGGTGATGTGAAGTCCACTAGTCTTGACAATGCATCAGGTGGCGGTGGCGCAACATCATATGCAAATGCTGCAGCATTACCAACCTCTGGAAATACGGCGGGTGATCTTGCATTTACGCTAGATAAAAAAGCATTGTTTAATTGGGATGGTTCTGAGTGGGACAGAGTTTATTCAGGCCCTAATGAGACGCTAACTTGGGACACACCATTAGCTGCATCAACTGGTTTAGTATTAAATGGATCTCAACAAGTTATTGAAGTCGCGGCCGCGGCTGATAAAGAAGGATTTCCTATAGAATATAATTATGAATTATCTCCGGCTGCGCCTCAGCAATTAGATAGTAGTTTTACTATTATTGATAGTGATAACGGTAGATTTACTATTAAACCAACTACAAATATAGATCGTGCTGGAACATTTCAGTTTAGAGCAACTGCAACTGACGGTACTCATGTGATTAGTACAACCACTACTGCAGCACTTGCATTTACCTTCATTGCATCAGGAGTAGAAGCAGCAGGCGATCTCATTACAGTAAATGGTACTGAAACATGGCGTTATCATTTGTTTGATAGCAGTAGTACATTTACTGTAACTCAAGATATTGACAGCGCCGAGTATTTAATGATCGGCGCTGGAGGCGGCGGTGGATCTAATGGTGGTGGAGGTGGAGGTGCTGGTGGCTTCTTAAAAGGATCAGCCGCACTTACAGCAGGAACTTATACGTATTCAATTGGAGCCGCTGGAGCTTATAATGGTGTAGGAGCTGGAAATGATGCTATGTCTTCCAATTGGAATGGCGGTAATACTACTTTAAGTGGTGGCGCTGTAAGTCTTACTGCATATGGCGGTGGAGGCGGCGGCGCGCGGACTGGGTCAAGCCCATACGTTGAAGCTAGAGGTGCGGCAGGTGGTTCATCAGGCGGTAATGCTGGAAGTGATGGTACTGCATCATCACCATATGCACCATTAGTCAGCGGTGCTCAAGGTAATTCTGGTGGTGCTGATGGATCCACTGGAGTTAATGGTGCCGGTGGCGGCGGTGGTGGTGCCGGTGGGGCTGGCGGGGGTGGCGCATATCGCTTAGGTGGAAATGGCGGCGCTGGTTTACAAGATAACTTTACTAGTACATTAACATATTATTCTGCTGGTGGTGGCGGAGCAAGAACAGTAAATGGTACTTCGGGTAGTGCTGGTACAGGTCACGATTCAGCTGGGTACGGCATGGGTGGTCCAGGTGGGGGACAGCATGCCGCGGCAACTGGTGGCGTTTTAATACTTAGATATAAATTGGCAGGATAAATTATGCAGTTAAAAGAACTAAAATTATTTGACAGACTATGTTGGGCAAAAGAAAATCTTGAGCCATACCAATCAGACTATCGTGTTGTGTTTGAGCATAACGTTGATGAACCAGCAAGCGTACTAGTGCCTGATCCAAATTGGATGGCATGTGCAATGAATGGTGGTATTCTTCCACCAGTATGGGTATATCATGAACTTGCAAGAGATGAAGCAATGCCAGGATTTAAGAAACACACTCGTGGTTATCTGTTACATGAAACAGAACCAATGCCTCCTATGAGTGAAGAAGAGGCAATTGAGTATTTGATTATGAAAGACATTCCTAACCATATCTGGCGTACATGGAATGAAGGTAATAAACCAAAGATGGTCATCTGTACAAAAGAGCAACTACCACAAACAAGAGAGTGGCGAAATGCTTGGAAGATAGATCCTAATATAAATAATAAAGAAGCTGCTTAGGAGATTAAAATGGCAACTACTTATATCGTTGACAAGGATGGAAATCAGGCTGATGCAAGTGCAGTAACTGTACCATCTGATCGTCATTTCCGTGATGCTTGGTCTTTGTCTGGTGATGTAATCAGTGAAGATCTGGATGCTGCAAAAGTATTATTCAAAGATAAGATTCGTGAGATTCGTAAACCTCTGTTAGAAGCAGAAGATGTAGCTGTAATGCGTGCTATCGAAGACGATGATGCGACTGCAAAAGCTGCGGCAATTGCAAAGAAAGCCGCTCTTCGTGATGCACCAAGTGCTGCTGCCATTGGTGCTGCAACCACTATTGCAGAACTCAAAGCTGCATGGGATGCAGATGTACTTGGTGATTCACCATACGCATAAGGAATAGAAATGAGTAAGTCTCGTACAATTGCTGGAAATTTAGGTACCACATCTGGTGAAGGTGGCGGAGATGGAACTTCAATAACCTTTATTGATTCAGATGGTCTATTGCCTGATGCAACACTTTCTGGCGATTCAGGTGATCTGGTATTTTCACGTTCAACAAACACAATTTATGTGGGTGAAGGAAGTTATTGGAGATCAATAACCACCACAACTATCAATCCTATTGCTGAAATTTTGGTTGTCGCAGGAGGAGGTGGTGGATCCGGTGGAGGTGGTGGTGGTGCAGGTGGTCTTCTTTATTATGGATCCGAGACTCCGAAAACTCCAAATGGTACAGCAAAGGAATTTTATAAAGGTTCAACATATACAGTAACTGTAGGT